CGTCGTTCTCGGTTGTATACGCTCTCTCAGACGGAGATGCCAGCGCACCGTAAATGAAGTGCAGCTTGTATCCGTACTTGCTGTTCTTGACATCATTACCCAGAATGGTCTGGTAAGACAAACCGAACGCTTTACGAGGCTGCTGTCCGATAGACACGCCGGTAACGATCTCAGCAGTACCGTCACATACACCGAACTCAGGCGGAGCAGTGTAAGCAGTAATAGTAGCGCCGAATTCCTCTTTTGACATCAGATTCAGATACTTGATATCGTCAGCATATAACGGTGTTGCTTCGGCTCCTGAGCCAGTCTCTGTGACTCCGGTTAAACCACTCCATGCAACACCCTTAGGGTATGAGCCATCCTCAGACTGAGGGAACAGCACACCCTTCTTAACGCCGTTCTCGTAAAGGCGTTCACCAACTTTGTCCCATACAAGTTTAGCCATGTATAAAGTCCTCCTTTAATAATATAGTGTAAACACATCGTGATGCAGATTATCAGCCGTATAGTGTCTATCGTGAGCACAATAGGGCAATTCGAGAAGCTTATCGATAACGGGATTATCGGGCTTCCGATCGATCACGGTGAGTTCATATCGGTTGTTCTTCAGATAAACAGCATCATCAGCGTGTCTAATCTGAATTTTTGATTTGGTATATCGTATCGCAGGATACTCCATGCTTTTTCCAGCCGGTGCTTGGTAATATACGTGGTCAACACCAAGCAGTTCTACCAGTTTAGACTGTAGTTCCAGTCGGTCTGTTGCCATTCCAAACACCCCCTAATGTCAGCACAAGCTTAGGGTACTGCAGGTCAATGTTAGTAATTTTCCATTTAGTACCCAGTAGCTCGGCGTATATCATTGATGAACAATGACTCATGATGTAGGGATCGGCTATAACACTTATCTTGGTACTGACTTTTAAGTCATCGTTGACACTCTCAGAGGAGGTCTGACGCATATACCGATTCTCAATCAAGTCGCCATACTGATCCTTTTCAACGATCTGTTCTTCCCATATACCCGGTTCGGTTTCGACTGTTTCTGCGTAGCCGATCTTTCCACACCATTTTGACATTTTCGTATCCTCCTACGAATTACGGCTCGTCAGTTGTAACAGGCTCTTCCAGAGCGATAGCAGAGAACACTCTTGTTAACGCGCCTGAGAGTCTGGCCTCGATCAGGTACTTCTCCTGGTTGAAGTCGATGTCGAACTGGTTGAACTTGGTGATCTCGCCGCCCTTGGTAGAACCTACACGGTAATCAGCCAGGTTGACAAACAGACCAAGCAGCTTGTGCTTCTTAGTGTTCTTGTCAGTTCTTACCTTGCCCTCGAACTGCTCGACAGTCTGAATAGAGCTTACGTTCAGAGCAGCGGCAAGATCTGCCTTGGAATCGTAGATACGACGACCGTTCAGATCACGAGCCAGTAACATTACGTTAAGCAGGTGAGGTGTGCAGTAGAAATCAAGGTTACCAGATCCCTTGTACTTCTCACGGGCATACAGAGCAGCTGTGATGATAGCCTCTGCGTAGACATAGTTATCGCCGAAGTTAGCTCCGGTGTTTGTACCCTGAAGCTCAGCCTTAGCAGCAGCAATGTCAACATCTGTGTGAATGGTGTACAGCTCATCATCGTTCCAGATTGAACGGATGTGAGACTCCTCGATCTTATGCTCGTCACCCTCGGGAAGTCCGTCACCGATAAGAATGGCCGTAGCGATCTTCTCCTCCAGCAACATACGCATTGTGCCATACTGATACTCAACTACGTCGAAATCAGTGATGTCGATGATGTCATCACGATTCAGCTTGTCTGTGATATACACAGTCTGAGGATCGGTTGTTCTGCTCATCAGCTTGATGTTTGCACTCAGAGCTTTCTTGTCACCTTTCTTGTAACCCAGTGCCATCAGATCGTCGCCTCTTACGTCGGCCTGACGGGTACGGATACGGCTAATAGGGCTCTTCTGGGTCTTCTGCATAACAGTGCCAACCCAGCCCATGTCTCTTGTGAGTTTCTCAGGTGCTCCCGGATATACGTCCTTGTACTCAGGGAACAGAGACTCGATATCGTCAATTCCATGAGCGAGAGTATCCTTGTTGTCCTCAAAGTATGCTCCGATTGCATTCTGCAGAGTACCAACACTTCTGTTCTTTGCTAACTCGATGATCCCTTCCTGATCAGCATGAGAGAGTGTGTCGGACTGCGTTCTGTCGTCGTTGTCAAATACATTAAATTTCATGTGGTCTTCTCCTCCTTCTGAATGAGCTGCTTCTCCGGAACCATCATCAGAATTGTCTTCCAAAATCGATCCGATTACAGCAGCAACTGCAGTTTTCTGCTTCTCGTTAAGGGTATTGAGTACATCCTTAACAGTTTCTCCATCGTCTGAACCTTTAGAGTTGTCTTCCGGTTTACCATCATCTGCGTGCTGAATATCGTCCGGATCTGTCTCAGGTTCATCGTCATAGAGATCTGAATGTGCGAATGAGAGTTCCTCATCCGTGTAAATATAAGCAGCACCCTCTACTTCTTCACCATGCGCTAACACGTTTTCGATAAACGCTCCGGGATTAGCTCCAGCAAGAACCAAACTTACCTCACGAATTGCGCCGTGGAGCACGATGTTACCCTGCTGCTTTAACTTATTTGCATAGATGGATAACGCTGTCACATCTCCATGCTCAACAAGAAGTTTGGCATTACGTCCCTGCTCGGTGTCGTTGAACTTTGCATATGCATACACGCCGTCTTCTCTGTTCTCAAGCAGAGCGTGTCCAAGCACACGGCTAGGGTCTTCATGATTGTGTCCCCAACATAAGGGCACAGTCTGTCCGTCACAATCTTTGAAAGCATCTTTCGAGATTGTTCTTCCGTCTGAGCATTTGAGATTTGCTCTGGTCGCCCATCCGCAAAAATCGAATTTCTTACCCATTTTGATTTTCTCCTCCTTCTTCGGAATTCTTTGTCGGTTTAGACAAAGCCGCTTCTCGTTCGTCAGGCTGTGTTATGTTGCTGTTAATCAGCTGGTCAGCCTTAGGATCTTCAGACGGCTTAATACCGATAATCTGTCTGATCTCGTTACTTGTGAGAATCTCGTTTCTTGTAAACTTGTCTGCAATCTCAGCGATGTCGTTGACCGGAACAAGCTTAAACGGATCTCTGAAGAACACGATAGACTTATTCTGTGACCGTGCAGTCTTAGTGAGAAACTTACGCTTCATCTCGTCAACGATAGCAGCTACGATTGGCTCAATTGTACGAGAATAATAGTTCAGCATCGTCTTGTCATCAGCAGTACCATCCAAGATAGTCTGAGTAATGCCGAGCTGACTGAACATGAGGTTCGTCAGGTATTCGATCTGTGTCAGTAAGTTGTTCTCAACAGGTCTGTTAAGCTGGGTTATACGCTCGGTGCCATCTGCATAAGCGATACCATACTTAGAACCGGCAAGCTGATCCTCAATCTCCTTGCGTCGTTTTTCAGCCTGTTGTCTTCGCGCATCGGTCTTAATTACATACGGAAGCTGAATAATTAAGTCCAGCTTTCCAGAACCGCTTTGCTCATCGATAGCGTCTAATAGATTGAGTTTTCTGATAAGTCGCTGTACAGTTGAGTTGGGTTCATTGATCACAGCAAAAAGAGGGTTCTCCACGATACCGACCATACGTTTCGGGAGAATCACCTCTTGTTTTCTGCCTGTCTTTTCGTTGTACATTCGTACCTTCACAGCGTCCGGGTACCATTCAGTAATCTTACCCACTCGCATTGACTCAACATCGAAAGCGCCTGTTGTAGGATCAAGATCTGTGTCCACCGGCACAATCGCTACGCAGCCCTCGTCAAACATAGACATTACCACATCCTGAATGAACGAGCGTCCTGTCTGATCCAAGTTTGCCTCAAGATTGAGACACGTATTAAGACTTGAGTCAACAGCGGAAACGAATCTACCGTTATTGTCAAGCTTACAATGCTGGATGTTGATAGCTGCTACATCGAGAGCAATACGATTGAATACTGCCGTTACGATTGAACGCTCGTTTCCTCTCGTGAGTCTCGGTCTGTCCGGTCGATACGAATACGACGGTCCGGTTGGACGATAACCGTATGTCGGGTCACGGTTCATGAATGCATTCCACGAATGCTTCAGTCTATCGACAAACTCCATTTTGAATTTTACCTCCTATTATGAGCTAGTGAGCGTACTAACGATCGTTGTACGTTGAGCTTCCGTGATAGCACCAGCTGTTGTCATAGCGTTAAGCAACGTATCGATCTTATCCTGTATCGCGGCGTCAAGATTGTTTATGTTAGACGCTTTGGTGACCGGGTAGATTTCTACCAGATCACCGTTGTCGTCCATAACGGTAATTGTACCGTTTTTCTTAATGTTTCCCATTACAATTACCTCCGATCAGTGCGTGTGTTACTCAGCAATGTTGATCCACAGGTCACCGTTCTTCAGACCTTCCGGCTGAGTAGCTGAGATGTAGGTCTTCTGCGCAGAACCCGATGCTGTTTCGAGAGCTGTTACTTTGTCTGAGAGCTCGGTTACGGTTTCGGCGTCGGCTTTATATGCTACAACATTATTGTGGTAGACGTCCATCATCTCACTGGTAACAATAGCGGTTTTGACAACCTCGTCACTGTCGATATACTTTTTGTAGTTATACATTAAATGGTTGTTCCCATTGATCTGCGAACTGCCTTTGACTACCGCTGTGAACGGACCGAACCCCATCATCTGTGCGTTCTCGCCAATACGGATATCATCCAGAATAGATTTGTTTGAGTGCTCATGAGCCTTACCTTCCAAAGCAGTAATCTTTGTCACAGCCGGGTCAATGAAGGCCTCTTTCAGCGCTCCGCTGTATTTCTCTAAGTCGGTATTTACCAGGATGTCATATCCAGCACCACCGATACTCATCAGTTTTCCGCCGTATTTGGGTTCCCATGCGACTGTCGAGAACCCTCCGAACGCAGATTTATCCGTATTGGCCACAGGGAAATAGTCAGCAATACCCATGTTGGCGCCTTCAGTTTCGACGATGCGATCAAGGGCTGTGATGTTGGTATGCTCATGGATCTTAGCAACCTCAGCGGTTAACGTTTCGTCCAGCTCAGCTGCAGAAACAGCACTCTTGGAAGCTAATGTTCCGAGATCTGCTTTGTCAGCTTTCTTCTTATCAATACCTGCTGCCAGAGCCTTCAACGTTGATAAGTTTGCTAAATACTCTGTAGACCCATGCATATTGTCTATAGCGTTACTGTTGATCTTCAAAGTCGGCATTCCGTTGGTATAACCCAACCTGTCGAGCGTCGTCGGGTCCATATATGCTTTAAGTTCGTCGTCGATGTACGTATGAGGTGACTGTAAATTTGACCCTGCGTAACGGGGACCGCCAGTAACTGTTGAATAATCAGCACCGATAATGCTATCCAGTACCGACTTATTATCATGAGTATGATTTGATCCCTCCAGCGCAGTAACCTTCTCACTCAGGGCTGTTACGACCGAAGCATCAGCCTTGTTGCCGATAGCTGCATTGAGCGCAGTTACTACTTCCTCATGCTCAGAAATATACGTAGCGATCTCTTTCAGAGTGTCGTATGTATCCGGCGCGCCGTCGATCAGCTCGTCGATTGCTGCTGAGATAGCGGTATTCATTGCCTCAGTAGTAGCCAGTGTTGCTAACTTGTCATCCAGTCCTGTCACATCGGCCGTGGCGTGGATATGACCGTCTGCGGACTTGCCGTTGATCGCAGTGATGAGATCCTGGATCTTGGTTGCTAAGGTTACACCCTCAGATACCTCTACCTGAGCTGCTGTGGTCTTTAACATGAGGTCTGTTAAGACGCCCTCGACCATGGTTGTAAATGTTGCGTTTTTAACTGCGTTTGACATAATTATTTCCTCCTTATAAATATAGTGTGCTTTTTCATTAGATGCGATCAGACACAACTCGTCGTTGTAGGCAACAGGTACAATTTCATTGTCGGTCCACGTTCCGGTTATCTCCTTCCACGTAAGACCATCAAATTCATGAAGTTTGGGTATGCCTTTAGAAACAATATCTACAACATACAACTTGTCTCTGTAAAAAGCATATGCATTATTATACATGCCACCTCGTGTATTTACGAAAGGCACATCACATAATTTCTTCCACCTTTTACCGTTAAACGTCCACATACCGACGTCTGGGCTCATCATACAAAGCTCGTTATTATACACAAACATCATAATGGTGTCTGTATCGCCTTCAGAAATGATAGCATCACCGCGATCGTTATAGATACTACCGACCTTGAACGGCAGGCTTACAACAACCTCTAATTCACCGTTAGAGACCTTGTACAATTTTGCATGCTTATTTACATATATCTCTCCATTCCAAGAAGTTGCTTGCATATCCTGGTAATACGAATAGTCCGGATCATCTTTTGATTCTGAAATAGTTGCTACCGGGTCATCGCTAAAGGTTATTGCACCGGTATCAGAAATATCGATCCTTTTGAACACCATTGTGTCCGTATTCTCGTTGGACGGCACCATATACGTTGGATGACCATTATACTCAAAAATAGTAACATTCCGGTAATAGTTAACGCAACCCGCTATAAAACTCTTGCCAGAGGCTGTTACATTCCATTTTGTACCGTCATACGTGTATATCAAACCTTCTTTGTCAGCACTGTAAATATAATTACCGCGTGCGTACACAATTGGAACGAAGAGCCAATCATCGACACCGTCGACACTAACCGGAAGTTTTGTTAGAGTTTTCTGTAACATGAATTTCCTCCTTTTATTTGATTCTTATAGTGTAGCTACCGTCAGGTTGTTCCTCAGCGTCGCTAGCGTTTGTTACCGGATACGTCTTATCGTCGATGCGGACAGATATTACTAATCCACCCGAATCGATTTCTAACGTACCAGTCTGCTTTATGCCTGAGTCACTCGTGAAAGTAACACCTGCTAATACCTGGCTGGCTGTAGCATCACCTAAGCCACCAGATACTGCAATCTTTTTAACATTAGTTGTTCCGCCTACGATTTCCTGGCTGACAAGTTCACCCTTAGCTTCACAGCCATTGCCAACAATCGTGTAGCGTGTCTGGCTGTCGTCGAAGCATCTGCGGTAATAACAGCCGTCAACACAATCGTCATTCGGAAAAGCGTTACGGCTATCTGCTACCACGAAACTAGCAAACCGTCTGGTTCCGTCTTCAAGCTCGATATACTTCTCCCAGGCATAGATACCGGTTCCAGGACCTCCGCCGCCACTACGAACGAAGTAGGACCAGCCGTTTTTCATAAGCTC